TAGTCTTCAGGGTGCTGGATAAATCCGCCCTGCCTGAAGCGCATCACAGCCATAGTCATAGAATCGACTAGATCGTCATGATCACCGTGCGGGAATGCTGCACATTCCTCAATCACCTCTTCTGCAAACTTCTGATCAGGCGCCCATATCATGCCAGATTCGAAAAGAGGAGCACATGTATTTACTCTGACATGCTTATCATTTCCTTTGCTTGGTGTAAAGGTCTGAACTGGAATATCCATCTGACGAAGCTCATAGGTCAATGGCAGTCCAGATGCTTTCGCTTCAATGATTACCATCTCGGGTTTCCAATATTTATATTGGTCTAAGGCAACACGTCTTAGTTCTGGAAACTCATAACGCTCTTTTACACAGTCGAGCAAGATTAAGTTCGCCGGTTTATCTTCTTCAGGATAAAACACTCCCCAGGTCGTAATAGCAGAATAATCCGCTGTTTCTTTTTTCATAAACGCCGTATCATAGCTTTGAATTACATAATGCAGATCAGGTGGCTCATCTTCTTCCCATTTACGCCACCATTCCCGCTTTATAAGCGCTCCTTCTTCAGATGTTGGTCTTTGCATCCATTGCGCGTTCCATTTTCCAACTGGAAGGGTTGTTTTAACCTTCTCCAACTCCTTTGCGTTCCAATATTCAGGCCACACGGGTCCGTGGTCCATGATTGCCGGAAATTCGACCACTTCCCATTGATCTCCTTTTACTTCTTTCTGATTCTTCATTAAAATTCCTGTTAAATCCTTTTTTGACCATCTAGTCATAACGAGTACAATCTGGCCACCCGGTTGAAGTCTTTGACGTGGTCCTGAGGTGTACCATTCATAACAATTCTCAAAAGCACTTGCTGACATAGCATCTTGCTCAGAGTGGGGATCGTCAATAATTAATAAGTCAGCACCCCGTCCGGTGATAGCACCGCCGACACCTGCAGCGAAGTACTCGCCGCCCTGTGCTGTCTCCCACCTCCCAGCGGCTTGTGAATCTTCTTGAAGTCTTGTTTTAAAAATCTTTCCGTAATCTTCACTGTCAATTAAGTGCTTGGCCTTACGACCAAATCTTATGGCAAGTTCTCCAGTGTGCGTGACTTGAATAATTTTGAGTTTCGGATTACGGCCCACCATCCACGATGGCAGAAGGTAAGACGCAAATTCAGACTTTGTATGCCTTGGGGGCATGTTGACGATTAATCGGTTAATTTTTTTATTAGCTAGATCATTAAATTTTTTTGCTATGTGTCTATGATGCGCGCCTTCAATAAACTCGGGCCAAACGCATTTAACAAAGCTTAAGAAGTCGTCTTTAGCTTTGTTTTGAATTCTTTTTTCGGCATACATTACTTGGAGTTGTCTAAAAGTCTTTCTAACGTCGGCTGGAAGCCTACTAATATCAACGGTATTTAAATTCATAAAATTTTTAAAATTTTTTGCACCCTTTTAAGATGTTCAACATGTTTTTACCAGCATTGACTGTCTAAATCAAGCAATACAACCTGAAGTAGTGGGACCCCTTTTTATATTAAAGGGAATCGATGTTTAAGCGCGCGATTTTGTTTGGATCGAGTCTGGTACCTCTATTGATTGAGTAGATGAGGGGTGAAGTGGATTGATTGGTTAGGGTGCAACGCGCGTTAGCGCGTTGCACATGGTTGGTGGTTCGTTAATCTAGTAGTACGTAATATTCATCAGTAAAGTTCTTTTGAAACCAAGTAATACCTTGTTGCATTATCTTGTATTGCTCAGCCCATTCAGCGTCTTTAATGTTATAATAAATAGTAGCTGCGAAATTTGGCAACTTACATGTTCGCAAACTATAAGGATTAATACAAGTAGTTATATCTAATGCTTGTTCACTATCTATGTTTTTAGCAAAGTACGCTGGTATCTTGATTGTCTTGTTATTGTATTTAATTGTTGTCATGTTTATTCTCCTGTATTTAATGTATAATTACTATCATCATACTGTTGTTTGGTCAATGGTCTGCGTTCCTCTGTTATTGTGTTATCAAAATAATGTTCATCAGGTAAGTTGTCATAACCTCTATAATAATAGCGCTTAACCCACGCGTTATGTTCTGTTAAATGTTTTGGTTCAGTTAATCTTCCAAAGTGATTGATTGCTTTATCTCCGAAATCATTAAACCAATCATCTTGACATCTCGTTGAACAAAAATTACTGCCACCATAATACATTGATGATCTTCTTCTAGTTTGATAAGTCTTACTGCCCTTAATTCCTTTAAGTCTATCTTTAGTATAATAAGTATGACACTTAGTTCCCTGACACAATTTTAAATCACTCATTTTTTAACCTCTCTATCTTTTGTTCAAGTTTGAATAATTGAATATCAATATCTCTTAATTTAGTTTCAGCATATAACCACAAACTAAATCCACCAATTAAGAAAAACAATCCAAAGTATAATAATAAATTATAAATCATCTTTTTTATCCTCTCTCATTTCTCCAATACATTTAGCATGACTAGCCAAAACTTTTTCAAGTGTTGCAATTCTTTGTTCTAACTTGTCCATAATCTTATAAGCATTTTTAATAAACTCTAAGTTTTCATCATTCATGACCAACTCCAAAGCTATAAACTATTTGAGCAAGTCCACCGAACATAATTAATAGTCCAACTGTTTGATCTCCCTCAGGATATAATCCAATAACTAATCCAAAGCCAAACAAAACTAATCCTAATGTAAAGCAAATTAATTGTCCGATCATGCGTTCCTCCATTTACAATTTACTGCTGTTCTTGGGTGCTTTGCCTCAATATCCCAAAAGTTATAACAATCGTTTCCATTTCTATCTGTCCATTGTCTTGATACAAAACCATCAAATTCATCTGCACCTAAAAAAGTACAAACTTTGTTTCTGCTTTTTACATACCAAGTAAAGTATTTATTTGTATTGTTTGCCATAAGCTTTCTTCTTTCTGTTAATTAGGGATAATCTTATCATGGATTATCCCTAACTGTCAATCGTTAATTTATCGCTTGTTTTTCATACTCTCGTCTAGCGAGTATTTTATCCTCTCTACTAACATTTTTATTCTTCATAGCTTTTAAATGTTCTGCCGCATGTTTAGGATTATAAAAAGCTAACCCTGTTGAGTTAGTTCTTATAATTTCTGCGTCAGTTAATTTCAAACCACTTTCATTGGCAAACTCAACTGCCTCATCAAGATATTTATATCCTTTGACAACATCTTTAATAAATTTCATCTGTTCTAAAACAGATTTTATCCATTTATAATGTGCCATGATGAATTGACCTTTAGCTTGTTTCCACGCAACAAGAATTTTAAACTCTTGTTCAGTACAAGCAATAGAACGATCTCTACAATATTCTCTACCAATTAAATCTAGTTTATATTTGTCGTTCCATTCTTTGCCATAACCCTTATCATCATCTCCCAAATATTTATCGTTTGCATCTCTATATTTAGTTAAATAAGGATTTTGATCTTTGCCATCTTGTTCAATAAGAATATCAGGATTACAACCCTCTTGCGCTTTTAATTCATCACGCAATAAAGCATATCCATATTCACTATTGGAACTATGACTTGAGTTATTCTCAACGTCAACACTACCATTTAAACGAAAGTCAAAATGTTTCTCAATAGTATCTTCTTTCATAACAACATTGTTGTCATAATCTCTATCTTCTTTCATACCTAAATAATGAAAATGAAAGCAGCTATCAGGTTGAACATTGTCAACATTTGCAAACTTATTTTGAAGATAGTATGCTTTCGCAACATCATCTTCTGTATAATGTCTACGAACAATTTGTTTTGCCAAAGTCCAAGCATTATCATTGATCTCCATTTGATCTGCTTTTTTATTATCGTAGTCTTGTTTTTCTTGAGTATCTTCTGCCTCAACGTGTACTCGCATACGAGTTCCAATCTTATTCCGATACCCTTGATTTAGTCTTATTCTCATTTATACCTCTTTCTTTCTATAAGTATTTAATCTTGTTTCGATCTTATCATAATATCCATTATTTAAAAGATATTTATATAAGTTCTTACAAGTCTTTGGTGCTTTCTTATCATTGATAAAATTAAGCACAGCTTTAGCAAAAGAAGTAAAACCTGTAACATGAGGATTAGTCATTAATCTTCCTGTTAGTGCTTGTCTTTCTAATGCTTGTAAAAGTAGTTCTTGTTGAAACGAAAAACCACTTTCCATTGTTGTATCTGCTAGTTTCATGTTTTCTCCTGTATTGTTTTGCATGATTTGAAATTAACACTTGACATATCTTCTGTCAAGCATTATGTTGGATATATTAAATTAATTTCGTTCACTGCGGTTATTAATTTAATGGGACAACTTCTGGTTGTAGCACATCACACCGCTATTCGTAGCCGTCTTTGTGTTATGAACCAGAACTGATCCCTGATCTCTTTGCGCTTCAATACAGGGACATAGTACAAAACCTGTTGAAAGATTTGATCTGGCAAAAAGAGATCTGGGATCAGTTGTCGGACTATAAAAATGTAGCAATGGTTAATAACCCATTAGTCTATTGGCCCGGCTTCACCGGTGGACAACTGATCTGATCAGGTGTTGTTAGCTGTGGGATATTAACCACTATAACACTGGATGCGCGCCGACTAGTCAAAAGCAGTTGAACGCCAGCGCACTGCCTCCAGCGTAGCGCAACTCCTGGTTGAAAAAGAAAATTCAACCTCAGGTTGAGTTGTAATATTTGGTAACATTATGTTACTTGTAGGATAATAAGGGACATGTTATAAGAAGAGATTATGAAAACATTTACACTTAGTAAAGACCAAGTAGAAAAAACAATTGAAGCTCTAAGCATTCACATTACTGACATTAGAATGTGTAATAAAAAAGAAAGAAATAGACTAAGATTTAAGACTACTAAAAACTTATGGCAAAGAAAAAGTGACCAAAGAATAGTTGATAGAGCGGAAGAAAAAATATTAGGGATAGAAAAAATAATAGAGGAGTTAAAAAAATCCTGATCCCTGATCCCGCATACGGATGCCAATCGTTGGTGGTTAAGGTGCGAAAGATGCCATCTCGTACGACGATCGTGCAACGATGTGTGGGATCTGGGATCAGGTTGAAATAACATGGCCTCTGCCGGTAGATCTGGCGGGCCTGATCCCTGATCCATTGGGCATCTGAGTAACTGCTAGCCCCCGATGGATCTGGGATCAGTAATATGAATAAAAATCACGCGCTCTGCGGCCGGCCTATACATTGCGCCAGGTTTTGCTCATATGCATTCTTAAGTAAATGCATATGGGTTAATATGAAATTCAACCTGTGGTTGAAAAATTCAACCTGAAGTTGAATAAGAAAAAAGCTGCAAGCTTCAAGCTTCAAGCTTCAAGCTTGACAACGGATCCTGGACCATGTAGGATGAATTTATAAAGGAGAAATAATGAAAATAGAAAAACCAAAAAAGAAAACAATCGATTGGTACGGTAAAAAAGTTTCCGTCCCTTTTGATTGTCACATATACCCAGAAAAAGAAGTTAAGATTAAGAACCGGTTCACGGGCCAGGAAACAACGATGCCTGGTTACGCGGCCGCTGTTTACGATACAATTATCGGAGCTGAGCAATTTGAACAATGGGACGTGGTCCGGGCTGGCCTGGACTGGTTCAAACAACATTTTGCAGAACAATACATGGTGGTTCTAGACTGATGAGTATAACCTGGAACACAGGGCTCGCTGCAGAGCGGGCCCGAGCAAAAAACAAATCAGAACCTCCGGCAAATAAAAAACTTATAAAAAAATTACACGATAAATGGTGCAGGGCCAACGGCTATAAGCTTCAAGCCGCAAGCTCCAAGCGGCAAGCTGCAAGCCGGGGGGGGCGGGCGGGAATGAAAAAGCGCCAAGCAAGAAAGATGTTGACTCCCACAAAATCCCTGATATAAGGTAAGTATGTCTCGTTCTCTTAAACCCGAATTCCGACCAGGTGGCGCGAACCGCCAGTACATCCTGGACAAGGCCGTGGAATATATTCTGGAAAAGAACCCAAAGCTTGGGACCCAGAATTCAAGACACGCGTTCCTTGTGGAACAGGTCGGGCTGTCTCAGACAGAATATTTGGAAGCCTTAAACCGAGCTTCCAGTGGCGGCGTAGTGAAGGCTGCATTATGGAACAGTTAGTTTCATCAGGTTCAGGCGCGCGAGCGCCTGGCCAAATAAAAAAAAGAAAAAGAAAGCTACAAGCTACAAGCGCCAAGCTTCAAGCGCCACGAAAAAGACACAATTAAAATGTATAAACAACTTAGAAAGGAATAAATTATGACTGAAAAAACAAAAACAGTAAGCAATCCTGGATTTGATGACAAGCAATTCACAAAACAAAAATTTGTAGATCGTTGGGTCAACTGGTCCAAGGACTTTGGCAAGATTGCCGGGTCTCTAGACGAAGCGATGAAGTTTGAAGCAAAAGTTAAAGAGCTGGCCGAAAAGCAATTTGATGCTTAAAAAAGAAGCAAGAATTATAACCGGAGGCCTGAGCAAACCAAACAAAATGCCGGGACCATCAATCAACCTGCCAGCGTCGCAATGCATTACGGGCGCCAAGCTGGTGAAGGTTAAGGGCTCTACCTGTTCTGGATGCTATGCACTCAAAGGCAGATATAGATTTCAAAATGTAAAAGACGCGATGCAACGCCGGCTGGACAAGCTCCACGACCCCAGATGGGTTGAAGCAATGGTTACGCTAGTCGACAAGCAGCCCGTGTTCAGGTGGCACGACTCTGGGGACCTTCAGTCTGTACAACACTTAAAAAATATATTCGAAGTGTGCAAGCGCACGCCGGGCACCAGACACTGGCTGCCGACCCGTGAAGCCCGCTTCCTGTCCCTGATGGATCCAGATGTAGTTCCAAAGAATTTAAAAATAGTATTATCCGATCATATGAATGACCAGCGGGTGCCTCCTTCCTGGTGGCCGTATACATCGGGTGTGACCACGGACCATGAAGCCGTGACATGCCCGGCGTCTAAGCAGGGGAATAAATGCCTGGACTGCAGGAAGTGCTGGGACCGTAACACTAAACGTGTTATATACGGTAAACATTAAATGTCCGGGCCACTATGAATGCAAAGCTAGAAGCTCACAAGTTGTGCACACGCGATCCGATCATAGGGCCCGGGCGCCAAACTAAATGACCTATTACCATCCCAAATATTACGCAGCTCTGCGTGCAGAGCGTAAGAAGCTCCAAGCTGCAAGCGTCAAGCACCAAGCTTCTGAAGCTTCAAGCAGCAAGCCTCAAGCCCCGACCAGCAAGCATCAAGCTCCAAGCCGGAAGCTACAAGCTCCACGATCCGTGAACCACGGAACATTTGAATAAGTTTCGAGGACCTCGGACCGAGGCTCTCGGCTATGATAAATGTATTCTTCGGATGTGTCTTATGGAAGGCAATTTGGTGCGGAGAAAATTTAAGTTTATTACCTCGTGTAACTTTTAACTCTACTGTAAAAAAGTGCCCAGAACTATTGTAGCCCAACAGATCAGGAGTACCAAGTAAGCTAATGTTTTCAAGCCTTGTCCATATAATTCCTGATGATTTCTTACGAAGTTTTTGATATAATTTTGCCTCTGGACCCATGTCTTTATCGAGGTAACGACCTCGTGCATTAGTAATCTTTTTGTAACTTGTCTGGTAGAATAATACTAGATGGTTTTTGAGTTTTTAAAACTAATCTGTGCGCTGTATGACCTTTGAAACCAACTATAGGAGCAGCATTCTCATGCACTTCCATTCTTCTAACATCATATAACGTGCCTTCAACTTCACAAAATATTACAGCGTTCTTTACTGCATCTGATCCTTCCGTAAAGGAAGTAAGAAACTGTTGCATGTCCTGTACTCTCATTATGATTTTCGATCAATTAGGTGTTCAATTTGTTTAGCTAGCTTCTTATTATCTTCTTCAACCTCTGTCAATCTTGTTTGTAATTTTCCGTTTAATTCTTGATGAGATAAATTAATTTTACCTACTTCAATCAGCTTAGCAGATAACTCTTCTATAATTTGTTTGTTACCATCCAACAGGTTCTTATCTTTTATCCACTGAGATTCTTTTTGTTTCCAATCCCAGATTTCTTTCTTATACTGCTCAATCAACAACATTAAATCTGGTTCTCCTCTGTCTTCATTTATAATTGTAGATTCATTTTCATAAGACATGTCGTTGCCATGCTCCTTCTGAGTTTTATATGTTCTCTTATCTTTCATATTGACTTTATAGGATAGTTACCTTAAATTGTCAACCATGGGAGTTCATAAAAGATTAACTGAAATGCAAAAGAGATTCGCTGAATTTATAGTATTTGGTGGACCTGAAGGACCCGTCTCACAGATGGAAGCAGCAAAGCTGGCTGGCTACAGTCATAACAGAGCAAGACAAGAAGGATCAGAGCTTATGAATCCAAGACTATCTCCATTAGTTGCAAAATTTGTAGGTGAACTTAAAGAAGAGAGACTTAAGAAATTTGAAGTTAACTATGAAACCCACATTGCAGAACTAGACAGAATTAAAAATATGGCTTTGAAGAAAGGAAGTTTTTCCTCAGCTGTAAACGCTGAAACCAATCGTGGAAAAGCAGCAGGACTATACATAGACCGAAAAATAATAAAACATGGGAAGCTAGAAGAGCTAACAGAGGAACAACTAGAAGCCAAAATGAAACAAATCTTAACCGACTACGAACCGTTGTTGAATGCGAAGCAAGTTGAGGCATTACCAGATGAAGTTACCGAGATAAAAGGAACAAAAAAATAATTATTTCTTTGGCTTTTTCTGCTGACGTATCCTTTTCGGTTTTGTAAATACCCTTTCAATTTTTTTCTTCTGTTTGGGTACTAAAAGTTGTGGATATTCAATTGTTCGTTTATGCGTCATATTTTCCCCATTAACCTATCTTAACCATTTTCTTCACACAAGCAACAGGAATCATCGTCCGATCTCCAAAAGTCAAAGACCCATCTTCCTCCCGATCGTAAGAAGCAAACAACTTAATAGCAAACCTATCCTTGTTATACAGCCAACCTTCATTAACAGGATATGCTAGTTTCATTTTGTTAAAACCTTTTTCATCGGCCCAACCGCTATCACTTAAGATATCAATCCACTCAACTCTGACCTTTGAATAAGGGATATCTTCGTTGACGCTTTGGTTTAAGCTTAATCTTCTTTTTGTTTTTCGTGGCATAGTAATATTTCGAGTTGTGCTTCTCATTGAATTTATCCCAAAAGCTCTCTTCTGTCATCTTCTTAATTCTCTCTCTATAAGGCCTCTGTACAAAAAAAAGTTTTTTATTTTAATTATATTTTCAAAGTGATGGAACGTGGAACTTTTTAGCTTTTTTTCTATATAAGTAGCTTATATAGCCAATTATTTAAGTTCCATGGAAGTTCCATGAGTTCCATGAGCTTAAATAAGCCTTGATTTCATTGACGAAAAAAACGGTGTTTTTGGGCAAAAAGTTCCATAGACTGTTACTCTTAATTTTCTTTGCCATCTTTTGGCCTCATTGTGAACACATTTGCGTCAATATTCACATTAGCTTGCTCCTTCTCATCAAAGATAAGCTCGTTATACATGTCCAAACGCTTCATCCATTTATGCTTCCAACGTCTTAAATCAGCGTCTTGTATCTTGAATTCTTGGTAATATAGGTCAGGAGTACATACCATTATAACACCTTGTCTTATTTGAGATCCATATACGTAGTCGTGAGCCATGGCGTACGCTGAAATTTGCAAGAAATAATCCTCTATCCATTCTAATCTCTTAGGCCTATTGGCTTGCTTAAAGTCTACAATAGTTTCCATATTATTATGGAGACATACCAGGTCAGTAGACCCAGCGTATAGCCCAGGATAATGCATCGTGACTTCCGAGCCGTAATATTCTTCCACAGGCGTAAGGCCAATCTCAATAATCTTGTTAGCCATGGGACGCGCCTCTTCCCCAATAGCGCTGAGATCATCATACCCGATTCCTGTGATGTGGTTCTCCAGGAACTTATGCATGGAAGTCCCTCGCTTGCTAGAATGATTCTTAATGGCTTCTGCTTTTTCATGTCCTACTTTATTTTTCCAGTTTGTTAAATACGTCTGATCTTTAGTTTTTGCAAGAATTGTTGTGACCGAAGGCAATCTTATTCCTCCAAAATCATAGGTCCGTGAGCCGTGGTGCTCGTACCTTTGTCCGCTGATGTATCTGTATTTATTACTTTTTTTCATGCAACGTTTACCTCTGCTTCGGTTTCAATCCAGACTCTCGCCCCGCAGCTCAATGGTTTATCGGGACTGTATATGATTTTACTAGGTCCTAGAATCTCCACTTCATGACCATAGGTATTAGACTTACTCGTCTTTACCGTGATCACAGGTTTATTAGTTCCGTGCTTCTTGTTGTAACGGATATGGTGCATGTTAACGTGGATTCTTTTTTTCATGCATCTTTCTGTCTATAATATTCTCGACAATATCTCCATACTTCTTACTTTTTACAATGTCTTGTTTAAGTTTAGGAAGCTCTTTTACATTAAAAATTTTTTTAAAATTTTCTCTATAAAGATCTGTGGCGACTCTGGAGCGCCCATCCCATTTAGGTTTTTGGGTCATATAATTTATACTTCAATGTTAATTCTTCTCCTTCTTCAATATCTTTTATGACCATAAGATTCCATTTTGTGAAGCTAAGATCATATTTGTCATCAGGCAGATTAGTACGATGATTCCATTCCTGCCTGGTTAGAAGAGATTTAACTCTAACACAGTTAGGTTTATCCGAATGGTTAATAAATCCACCCATGGGAGTTCTTAAAATAAGTTTGCCTAATTCTACATGAGACATTCCAAGGTTAGTTTCAGCCACCAGTTTCCGCGTGGTAAATAATCCCTGGCCCGCGATCCCTGAGTCGGCAACCGTGAGTCCTGAAGGAAGAGGACTATATTGTTTCAATCGGTCTAGATCGTGATATTCTTTTATGTCTGTATCATTCATCATAAAACCACCACCAGCATATACAAAGACAATAACGTTATAAGTGTTAACGAAGTAAATATGATTATAAAAATTTTATTCATTATAAACTCAACCCTATCAATAATCCTATTATAATACCTTCCAACCAAAATGCCCACCTATGCGATCCTTTTGCTGTATGTTTTTTAATGAAAGTAATTGTCCAATGTTTCATGGCCATATTCTCCTAACAATTCTTTCTGTTTCCAGATCCACAACATTATCTCCCAGCTCTTGAGCTTTTGGTTCGTAGTGGTCAATGATCTGTTCTAGTTTATGAAGTTTAACCTGTGCATAAGGCCACATCAGTTTAGCAAATTTTAAAGCATCTCGGTATCCGCAGCACCAGCGCCACTGCTTTTTGTATTTTGGTTTATTATTATATTTCTTTTCTTTACTCCAGCCAAACCCTAGAGTTTCATGAAGCCATGTAATGACTTCTTTATCAGTCATGGATATTTCACAACGGATGTACCATTGATTATAAACCTTGCCCCCTCGATCGGCTCGTTTAGTTGGTTTCTTCTTGCATGTTACGCAGCCTTCCCCATCAAAGAGTCCGGCTATATAAGCAATCTCATTTATTTCCATTGTTTCCTTTTGTTAATGCATCGTAGGCATGCATCTTAATATCTTTCTCAGTACCTATAATAGTTAAAACATCTAATCCGCTGTATGCTTTAGCATAAGCGTTTTGACCTACAGCAATTCCGGCGGTTGAGCTTAACATAGCAAACTCAGTGCAAGAACTTGTAAGTATTACGAGTACCGTGAGTAGCATCATCGTTTGAAGCCATCGAGGATTTATATACATAAAACTCTCCTTCCGAGTCACATTCCCAGCATTGGTGAATGTGATTCTTTTTATCAATATGGACAACCTTAACATATCCGTTGCCTCTACACACGTCACAAATTTCTTTATGAACTCTGTATTTTTTTAATCTTGCCATTTAACTTTTTAGCTTTCTCGTTTGCTATTTGCTCGATAGTCTTGCTTATAGATAATTTCGCGTCCGGCAATAAAACTTTGGACAAATTAATCAATGTCTTGTATGTTTGATGCGTTAGTGAAACGTTACGATATTTTGTAATATCAGTCATGTTGTGTTCCTTTCATTTGAAGTATTATATAGGACTTTTTAAAAACTTTGTCAATGATAAAATTTACGTTAATAATATGGGTGTGCTCTTTTTTAGGGGGGCAGGTATGTATGCCTCCTATTCAATCTCCAATTTTATATGAGAGTTGGTATGAATGTTCACGGACGGCACATCAAGAGTCTTTAAAACTTTTATCTAAGTTTGGATATAAAACAGTTAATGAGGCTCACATTGCTATGAAGTATACTTGTCGTCCAGTGGAGAGTATTTGACAATATGGCAGAAATGTGTTAAGCGCAGTCTTCTCACCACAATTAACCTATTCTAATTCCCTTTAGAATAGGTTTATTCACAGTAAAAACCCTGTACAGTTCCTTGCCCGTTATTAAGATACCAACCTTGTTCTTTCCCTGGTCCGTGATACGTGGAGCGAATTTCGATATACGCTTGACCTAAAGCCAAACAATCCATCACATTTACGAAAGGGTTAAAATTTATTCTTTCTTTTACGAGTGTGCCGTTGAAAAGTAGAATTAATATTACTAGTGTCTTCACCATGTATTTTTCTCCCCCATTTAATAATTCGATTAAAATTTTTAGCTTTAATACTTATGTCAGGGCCAAATCTTCGCCATGCAGATTTAACAAGATTTAATTCTAACAGTAAATTAACCCATTGCCTTTGGGATATATTAGATACTTTAATATGTACTTCTTTCATACTGTATATATAGGATAGTGGAGGACTAATGTCAAGTGCCTGTTTGAGGTAGGTATAACCCCATTCTTTTCTCGTGTTTATTACGATTCTTTTTATGACGTCCAGGCCTCTTCTTTCTAGTTTGTTTATGGTAGGTATTAACCCCGTACTTTGGGACTTTTGACATCTGTATTTTCTTCTGGAAGTTTAGTCATCGCAGGTAAATACCTTATTCGCCCATTAATATATTGTTTGCAATCAGAGCCACAATTCATACATCTATATATTTCAGGACTTAAAGACACAAACATAGTTTCGTAAGTACAAGTAGGACATATCCCACTTGTTACTTGTGCTGCTACATCAAGAGCTTTGCCAAAAGGACCTTTGCCGAACATGTTTTTCTTTTCTCCCATACTTAGTTTTATCTCTTATGACTTTTGGTGTAAAGAACTTTAAAAGTTTAGCAATTGGATTTCTTTTTTTAATTTTTTTAGGCACCTATTCCGAGAAGAATTAATACAATAATTATAGTAATAATCATCCATTTCTCAGTAGGATTGTGAAAAAATTTCATTATTCTTTTATTATTTTAAGTATCTTCTTCTCGCCCATATATATCTCTGTTAATGCCTTCA